ATATGGATGTGCGTTCACGTAACGTGAAAACGGTATGGGCTATGTGTGGCAATGTGGATTTAGATAATGATGTGATTGTACCGGAGGCATTTACAAAGACTATACAGGAACGTGGGCCGCTTGGTAAGAATCTGATATGGTCATTGGTTGACCATAAAAGTTCAATGAAGTACGCATTAGGTAAGCCGAAAGAATTATACGTGGAAGGGAATGCACTTATTGCCGTTACTGAAATTATAGAAACGGAAATGGGGGAGGATATGCTGAAATTATATGAGGCTAATCTAATCAATCAGCACTCAATCGGTTTTAGCACTATCAAATCCGAAATGGATAATTCTACAGGCATCCGCACAATCAAAGAATTGATGTTATACGAGGGTAGTGCGGTATTGTGGGCAGCCAACCCCGAAACGCCTACATTAGCCATGTACAAAGGAATGGAACAAGCAGAGGTGCAGGAAACGCTGAACGGTAGGTTAGAAAAACTACTCAAGGCGTTTAAGCATGGCACATTTACAGATGAAACTTTCTCTTTATTAGAGATAGAAATAAAACAAATACAGAAAGCAATTTCAGATTTAACCACTCAACCCGCAGCGAAAGCAGTCGAGCCGGATACGAATGCAATAGTATTTGAAGCACTCAAACAATTTAATCACTCGTTAAAATCATTAAAATGACAAACGAACAAATCGCTGCGGAGGTAAAATCCATTGGAGATAATCTTACGCAAGTATTGGCAAATTCTGCCAACGCAAAAACTGATGCGGCCGAGGCTAAATCAGTAGTTACCGAACTTAAGAGCAAATTAGATTCAGTAGTTTCTGCTGCTGACCTTGCCGAGTTCAAAGGAGTTATGCAAAATCAATTTGATGCCCTTACCACTAAGGTAAAAGCCGGCAATCCTGATTCTGCAAAGAGTTTCAACGAAGTATTATCCGAGAAGTTAGAAGGCCGTAACATCGAAGCCGAAATCAAAAAGAACGGCCGTGTTCTGATTGAGATGCCCGAAGTAAAGACTATTACTTTGGCCACTAACCTTTCCGGTGATAGCGTTGCTACTTACAATAGCCGCCAAGCTACCCAACCTGCGCAGTTGGTAAATATGCGTGATTTCGTGCCTACCGTTCAAAGCCCTACAGGTTTGTATGTAACCTATCGTGAGGCTACTGGTAATGCGAACAACATCGCTGCACAACTTGAAGGTTCACTCAAGCAAGAAAACAACTATTCTCTGACCGAGGTTAAGACTGTTAATCAGTTTATTGCCGGATTCAGCAAGTTTAGCCGCCAAATGCTTGCATCTTTGCCATTCATGAGCCAAACGTTACCACGTTTGTTGACTCGTGATTTCTTTAAGGCAGAGAATAGTTCTTTCTTCTCTACCGTATCGGCTGCCTCTACTGGTGTAACTACCACTTCTGCATCTACCAACCTCGGAGATTTAATTCAGTTGATTGGTAATCAGCGTGCTGCTGATTTCAGTCCTTCTGTAATCTTCGTGAGCAATGCTACTTATAGCACTTTGCTGATTGAATCTTTCACCAATGGTTACTACCTCGGTGCAGGTTCTTTAGGTATCGGTGCAAACGGTGCTTTGAATCTTGTTGGCGTGCCTATCGTTGGCGTTAACTGGATTCCTAATAACCGTGCTTTGGTACTTGACAACTCATTTATTGAGCGTGTAGAGGTTAACGGTTTGAATATCGAGTTAAGCTACGAAGATCAAAACAACTTCGTAACTAACATGGTTACTGCAAGAATCGAATGTTATGAGGCTATCAACTTGATGCTTCCTAACTCTTCTATTTACGCTACTATCTAAATTTAGTGGGGAGGGGTAAAACTCTCCCCATTATTTTTTCCCCATGAAACATATTTCTAAGCGTGAGCGAAAACACCCCACCAAAAAGACTACGCATATTGTGGCACGTACAGAGCTACTTGCCAATGGCAAAATCTGGGTCAGAATGGAACGCCCACAACATCAACAAATGGCTGATGAGCAGAGGCCACCTTGTAAAGGTGATGACCTCAAAGATGAATAATGAGAACTACGAATACGATGGAATCCACGTATTTAACCGCTCAAATGATTGGTACTTCCATCATGAATGGGCTGATGTAATCTTTACACAATTAGATTTCGCAGGTGATGTTGCTATTGACTGCAAGAGTACAAAGAAGCCGGCCGTTTGGTTTGCACATAATACTTTCATGTACTCATCCGTTAGAACACACAGGGAGTTGAATGTAGTGTATAATTCATACTGGAATAGTGAGGAATGCAAGTATGCTAACAACGGCTTTGTACTGCAGCCACCTGTTGACATCAACCATTACAGGGGGGATAAGGGCGATAAGATTACCCTAATTAATCTCAATCATAACAAAGGTGCTGAAATGTTCTACCGCATTGCAGAAGCGATGCCGGACAGGCAATTCTTAGCCATACAAGGCGGGTACGGGCAGCAGATATACAAAGAGTTGCCGAATGTAGAGTTTATGGCTAATCAGTCAGATATACGAATCGCATATCGCAAAACGAGAATACTACTTATGCCATCGCACTATGAATCATGGGGGCGAACGGCAACTGAAGCAATGGCATCCGGTATTCCGGTAATTTGCACCGACTTGCCCGGATTACGTGAGAATTGTGGGGATGCTGCAACGTACTGCAAACAGGATAGATTAGATGAGTGGGTGCAGGCTATACGAAATGTGGAGGAAAACTACGAAATTTGCAGTAATAAGGCATACGATAGGGCAAATGAATTGCAGCCGGAAAACAATCTAATAAAATTCGAGCAATGGGTAACTACTCTTACATAATTGATTCTAACATCACGGAGGTAAGCTATTCCGAACCGGTAACACTTGCTGAGGCGAAATTATACATTCGTGTTTCGCATACATCAGAAGATGCGCAAATATCGGAAATGATTCGTGCGGCCCGGATGATTATAGAGAAAGCCACAGGGCTATCGCTTATCACTAAGCAAGCCGAGGTATGGTTTTGCAATAAAGGTGGATGGTTCCAATTCCCACACGGCCCGATAACTTCATCTATTACCCTGTACGATGTAACCACAGGCACCGAACTAACAGATAAGACTATCATGGGCGGCAAACATCCGGTTATTACATTCCCTGCTATTGATAAAATGCGGGCGGTGTATAATGTAGGATTCACGGCATTACCCAACCCACTCAAAACGGCAATACTTGACCAGGTGAATCACTTGTATGAGAATAGAGGGGCGTTTGATGAAACGATGGGGGTTTGTCAGAAGGCGTGGAGAACGTGCCAAATGTACTCTAAAACTTCGCCAATCCTATGAGAATAAAAGGAAATAGCCCTAAATTTCTATCGGCTGAATTACTCATTGAGCCTATGGTATTAATGGTGCCTACTACCTTAACCGATAGTGAGGGGGGCTTTACGGTTACCTATGCGGCAGGCAGTACGATTTGGGGAATGTATGTGCCATTAGGGCAAGACCGACAATTATTATCTGCGGAAGTAACTTTCACCGATTCGGCAAGGGTGTATATCCGCTACCCCCTCACCTTCGACAATACGTACAAAATACAGATTAATGGGTTTGATTATACAATCCATTCGATAACTGATATTGAGAATAGGAAAGAATATTACGAAATCACAATATTTAGATAATGGCAGGGTTTTCGCTTGACATATCGGGGATAAAGCAGGTAGAAGATGCCATTAAGAAGATTGATGCAAAGGCTACAAGTGGATTGAGTAAGGAGTTAACAGATGCCTCTACAAATATTGAAAGGGTAGCCAAACGAACTGCGCCCGGTAATTTTGGTAAATTAAGAGGTAGCATTAACAAAGATATATCGAACCAATTATTTAAGTCAGTATTCAGTACGGTTGAGTATGCTCCGTATGTTGAGTTCGGTACACGTGGCAAGGCGAGAATACCTGCTGGGTATGAAGCGTTTGCAGCACAATATAAGGCATCTGGCAAGGGCGCAAAAGGTGCATGGGAGTCGGTACAACTTTGGGTAAAACGCAAGGGCATAGACCCAAAACTAACCTTTGTAATATTCCGTTCTATTATGCGTAACGGTATAGCACCTCAACCATTTATGATACCTTCCTATGAGAAAGAAAAACCTGCCCTACTCAAACGCCTAAAAGCACTATTCTCATGATAATGAAAAACCCCGCCATAGAGATAAAGAAGTGGTTAGTTGCCCGCCTACAGGCATACGCATATATTGATGTGTACGATGGCATGACCCCAACGGATGCGGATGGGGAGTACATTGTTATCAGTTCGCGAACTGCGAACCAGGGCGAAGGAAAAGATTGTTTCCAATTTGAGGTATCCGCAAATGTGGATATAGTAACCAAAGGCAGCAATTTCGGATTCAAAAGGGCAGAGCAAATAGCCGAACTTGTAGTGGGCGGTATCAATTCAGATACGGTGGTAACCTTACCTGTTGGTTGGGATTGTAAAAACGTGGTATGTGAATCAATCAACAACTTAGAGGACTTAGACCCCTTTGAGAATACTTTTCGTGTAATAATTCGTTATACCTTTGTAATCACTCA